AGTTGAAGGATTCAGTAAATTTGGTAAATATGAAGGAAATGCTAATGCAGATGGTGCATTTATATATACAGGATTTAGACCCAGAATGATAATATTGCGAGCTGTTAATGTAGCTTCTGATGGTTGGTTACTTTATGATACAGAAAGAGAAACATTTAATGTTATGGATTCAATTTTAAAACCACATGATACTGCTACTGAATACTCTAATGCTGCTTTTAATTTAGACATACTCTCAAATGGTTTTAAACTCAGAAGTTCTGATAATGCAGTTAATGGAACATCTTATGACCCATATATTTTTATGGCATGGGGTGACGTTCCATTTAAATATAACAATACTTTTTAGGAGGTGAAATAATATGTGGGCTTATATAAAGGATAATAAAATAGAGGAGATAATCGCTAGACCCAAAGATATGGTCATAGATGATGTAAGACATTCTCGAAGAATATTCACAGCATGGACTTGGGATGAACTTAATGCCATAGGTATTTATACTGTAGAACCAGGAACGCAAGGTGATGATAGATTTGAAATAACCTCAAGTCCTACATACACCTATAGTTCTTCTGGAAAAAAAGTCACTACTGCATACACTACTACAGATAAAGCATTAGATGATGCAAATGCAAAAAACAAAGATGGTAGTGATATGAAAGATGCAGAGGGTAATCAAGTAATAGATTATGGTTTAAAAACATTAGCTAAAAATAAATGCAAGATTACTGCTAATGGTTATATAACTAGATTTAATTGGTTAGTAGAACGTAGCATTTATGATAGTAGTAAAGCAATTCCTGATGCAGTAAAAACGTATGTTGCAGCAATACGAACTGATTGTGCTGACATTGAAACAGCAATCACTAATGCAAGTGATATGGCTGCGTTTAAAGTTTTGTATACAGATGAGTTAAATAGTGATGGTACAGTAAAAACTGTAAATAGAATTAATAGGTGGACAAGTGATAGCACAGTTAAAACGTATATACGATAAAATTAAAAAAAGATTATTTGGCAAACTTTGTGAGTGTAAGCCTAAGAAAAAAAGAGGCAGACCGAGAAAGGGTAAATAATGGCATTGTTAAGTCTAATTGGTCCTGCGACTAAATTAATAGGTAAGTTTGTAAAAGATAAAGACAAACAAGCCCAACTTGCTCATGATTTATCTACCATGGCTGAAAGGCATGCTCAACAACTAGCTTTAAAACAACTAGAAGTAAACAAAGCTGAAGCACAAGGTAACTGGTTTCAAAGTTCATGGCGACCTTTAATAGGTTGGATCTGCGGATTATCACTAGCTATAAATTATATGGTAGCACCTATATGTGCTGGGTTCGGTATAATTATCCCACAAGCTGATATGTCGGTTATGATGCCGTTGTTATTTGGAATGTTGGGTATTGCTGGTATGAGGTCATATGATAAAAATAAAAAAACCGATAGTAAAAAGTAAAATTTAGTGAGGATAAAATAGAACAAACTATAGAAAATTTTGAAGGTACAAAGAATGTACATATAAATTCTGGTGCTAAATCAGAACTAGAAGTAGGCATTGAATTTATATATAACATGAGAGAACACACTGTAGATATAGCAGTAGCTACAATTTATGCTATTACAGTGTATGCGGTTGTGTTGTGGTTAACTAAAAAATTTAGTGTGAAAAAATAATGCCTTTAACTGGAATAGATTTTAAACCTGGAATCGTAAAAGATATAACTACTTACTCTGCTGGTAAGGTTGGACCATATTGGACTGATGGAGATAAAGTAAGGTTTGTAAATGGCTTACCAGAAAAGATAGGTGGATGGGTAAGAGAAACTACAACACCTACTACTATAACTTCTCATGATACTTTGACTGCTGGTAGATGTAGGGCTATGGTTAACTGGAGAGGTTTAGATGGTACGGACTATGTAGCCTTTGGTACTGAAAAACAATTATTAATATTATTAGGTGGACAGTTTTACGATATAACACCTTTAAGGGCTACAAGTAGTTTGGGTAGTAACCCTTTAGCTACTACAGATGGTAGTAATGTAGTTACAGTAACTGATAACAGCCACGGAGCAGTAGCTGAAGAGATAGTTACATTTTCTAATGCTAGTGTTTTTAATAATGTTACTATTGAAGGTGCTTATCAAATTACTGAAGTAGTTAATTCTAATAGTTATAAAATAACTGCTGCGACTACTGCTAATGCTACTGGTGCTGGCGGTGGTGGTAGTATAACAGCTAAACATTTAATCGGTAAAAGTGAAGGATTATTAAATGCTTCTGCTTCAACTGCTCTTGGTTGGGGTACTGGTACTTGGGGTAGTGGCACATGGAACACAGCCAGAAGCACAGGCTCTGTAACCTTAGAGTTAACAATATGGAGTTTAGAACTTTGGGGTGAAGATTTAATAGCTACAGTAAATAATAATAAAATGTATCATTGGGATGCCAGTGGTGGTGTTACTGGTAGGGCTAGTGTTATAAGTAATGCACCTATAAAAAATAGGTTTAGTATTATATCTTTCCCAGATAGACATTTAGTATCTATGGGTGCGTATGATAGTAGTGCTAGTGCACAAGATCCTATGTTAGTAGCTTTTTCAACACAAGGTGATTTTAACAACTGGACAGTATCAACTTCCACTACAGCAGGTTCTCAAAGACTGCAACTAGGTACTAAGATAATGGCAGCAGTATCAACACGTGAAGAAATATTTATAGGTACGGATGAAGCAATGTATGGCATGGCTTTTGTTGGACCACCATTTACTTTTGCTTTTAGGTTGTTGGGCACTGGTTGTGGACCAATATCACAAAGATGTATGGTTAATGAATCTGGTACAGTGTTTTGGATGGCTAGAGATAACTTCTTCTTATTTGATGGTCAGGTTAGAGAGTTGCCTTGTCCTGTACAGTATTTTGTATTTAATGATATGAATAAACAACAAGTACAAAAAATATTCGGAGCTCTTAATAGAAAGTTTAAAGAAGTTATGTGGTTTTATGTTAGCGAGTCGGCTAGTGATGAAGAGCCTGATAAGTATGTAATGTATAATTATGAACAAAATGTTTGGTCTGTAGGTAGTATGACAAGAACTAATTGGAAAGATTCATTTGGTATAAGAGAGGTGCCTTTTGCTACGGATAAAGAAGGTAGAATATATAATCATGAAACTGGTACAGATGATGCTGGGTCTGCATTAACTGCATTTATAGAAAGTTCTCCTGTTGAGTTAAGTGTGCCTAATGCACCTGACGGAACTAATCTATTTATGATAGACAGACTCATACCAGACGCAACAATAACAGGTAGTATGAAAGTAGAACTAAAATCTAAAAAACATCCTTTAGGCTCAGAAGTGACCAAAGGACCATTTACTATTTCACCATCTACCAGTAAAGTAAGTTGTAGGGCTAAAGGTCGGCAGATACAAGTTAAATTATCCAACACTGATGTTGGTGATACTTGGGCTTTAGGTAGGTTTAGAATTAATTTAAGAGCGGATGGTTTACGATGAGTTCAGGAGTTAGAAGAGGTAGATTACCAACACCACCAAGAACATATGATGCAACTTGGGCAAATCAGTTGGTTAATCAATTAGAATTAAATTTATCAACTACAAATTTAAGTTCATCTAAAGATAGATTTACTGTAAGCAATGTTACTGCTGATAGAACTTATGACGCAGACAGTACAACAGTAGCAGAACTAGCAGATGTATTAGGTACATTAATAAATGATTTAAGAGCAAGAGGATTGATAGGATAATGGCAGTAGATGATAAAATATTAAGTGAACAAGATTTAGGTTTAAGTGGTATGGGTGGTTTAGGTAGCCTAAAATCAGAAGAAGGCATACCTTATAAAACATCTCAAGAAGTTGTACCATTATCAGAAGGTGGAGGATATTTTTACGGAACATCCGCAACCCCATCTCAAAGGTTTATATTTAGAAAAATAATGACAGACGCAGAGGGTAATCCTCAAAAGTTATTTGAAAACTTTAATACTTTAGATGATATTGAAAAACAATTTATAGCTGAATCCGACCAACGCAGAGAAGAATTAACCCCAGAAGAAATTAGTACACTAGACATGTTAAAAGAAGCAGGAATAATAACAGGTGCAGAAGTATTTAAACCTGTAGCTAAAGCAGGACTACAAACTTTAGTAGAAGGTGGCACGATGGATGCAGCTAAGGATGCAGCTAAAGGTGCACTACCTTTTGTTAAAAGTGATGCAGAAATTAGTAAGGGTATTACAGACCAATTTAGTCCTGATTATAGTTTTGATGCTGGTGCTAGTGCTACAATAAGTGATACTTTTACTGCAGGACAAAAAGATGCTGTTGTAAGAACTGGTGATGCTGTTGAGATTAAATTAGCAGACGGAAGCAGAGGATATGCTATAGATCCTAATAGTGTAACAGGTAAACAATTAACTTCTCAAGGTGCAAATTATAGCAGACCTATAGGAGACACTCCTAATATTACCAGCAGTTATACACAAACACCTACTCCTTCTGCTCAATCTTCAAGTTACACTAGTGCTGTTGATACACAATCTAAAATAACTGGCAGTCCTATTGGAACATCAACAGGAGCTGGATTTTTTAGTAAAGATTCATTTGGGGCTAGGTACGATTATGCTACTAACATGAACACTATGGGAACTAATTTTGCTGTAGACTTTGCGGTAAACTTAGCTTTAGGCAAAGGTAAGCCTAAAGAAAGAATAGAAGCAGCAGCAAAATCAGCAGCAGGTTCTACCATAGGTACAGCTATCGGTTATACTATAGGTGGACCAGTAGGAGGTTTTATAGGTGGTAGTATAGGTAGTGCTGCTGCGAGTGGTGGGAGTGTTATATGTAGTGAATTATATAGGCAAAAATTAATTACTAAAGAAGATTATTTTATAAATTTAAGATTTACACAATCTCATATTTTACCAAAAAGAGGTTACGACATCCTTCATGGATATTGGTGTATTGGTATTCCTGCTGTAAGGCTTATGCGTAGAAACAAAACAGCAACAAAATTTTGGAAGCACATCTTTCAAAAAAGAACCTTAGACCTAAAATGGAGATTAGGTAAAGGTAAATTTAATTTATTAGGTAGGGCATATAATTTAATTTTTGAAAATACTTGTGCCTTGGTTGGTAAATTTTGTAACGAGCAAGATTATAAAATATTATATAAGGAGAAAGCTAATGGCTGAAGATATGAATAAAGATATGCCAATGCCCAAGCCACAAATGCCAATGCCTCCTGAGGGTGCTAGAACTTTAAATGAAGCTATGCCTCCTGAGGGTGTTGAGGTTATGAAAAGACCAGACCAATCTATACAGATGGTTCTACTCTCAAGGCTAGAAAGCATGTCACCAGAAGAACTAAAAGAATTAGATAGAGCAATAGACAGTAAAACTGCTAAAGTATTAATGAAATTACTACCAGAACTAGAGGAACTTATAAATAGATCTATGAGTGCTAAAGGTGGTGCACCTAAAGAAGATATGGGTGCTCTTGGTGGTATGATGGGATGACTATAAGGTCTGCTAACCTTTTAGATACATCCGCATTAATATTAATGATTATGAAAATGCACACAGAATCAAAAGCTAATATACCACCTTTAAATGTTAGTAAAGTTAGTGATGCTGTTACTGGTGCTATAAAGACTGGGTTAGTGTACGTAGCTTTAGAAGAAGAAAAGTTAATAGGTTCTATAGGTGGGGTAGTATCTAGTGATTGGTTTTCTCAAGAAAAGATTTTAGGCGATTTATGGTTTTATGTAGACAAAAAACATAGATCTTCAAATACAGCAGTTAGGTTGATAAAACAATTTATTTCTGCTGGTAAAAAAGCTAAAATAAAAATACGATTAGGACATATTTATTTTGGCGATATTGAACGTAAAGATGCTTTTTATAATAAATTAGGTTTTAATTTAATAGGACAAATATATTCGGAGTAAAATATGGGTGGTTTTTGCACAACAGGAACTCAAACAATACCAACAGAAACAGATGTACTAAAAGGCACCGAGATACCAGAGTACGTATCCCAAGGTGGACAATTATTATTCTCTGAAGCTGTAAACTTAGCCGAACAACCTTTAGCTACTTTTGAAGGTTCTAGGTTGCCAGTGTATGGTAAAGTAGACCCAACAACAGGACAACCCACAGAATTAACTTATGAAACTATAACAGACCCAGACACAGGTGAAGAAACTAGAAGACTAACAACCCCAACAACAGACTTATCAAAACTAAGCCCAACAGAACAAATAGCACAACGTAAATTATTAGACGCACCAGAAAGCTATGAAAGATTTATAACAGGAGGTCAAGGAACTCCTGGATTTGAAAATTTAATGAGCGATTTTTCAGCTAACATAGGTAACCTACAACCTACAGAGTTTGGTACAGCAGACGTTAATAAATACATGCCTACTTTTTTAACTTCTGTTGACCCAGCATTACAAGATGTATCCGATACATTTACAAGAAGAAGACAAGAGCTCGAAGGCACAATGGGTGGCAGTGCATATGGTAGTTCTAGAATGGGTGTTGAGTCTGCAGAGCTCGCAAGAGGTGAAGCAAGAGAGAGAGGAAGATTGCTCGCTGATGCTGGGGCAAGAGGTCTAGAATTTTCTGCTGCCCAAGCAGAAAGAGACAAGAATCGTGAAGAAAGAATATTTGATGTAACTCAAACTGCCAGACTAACAGGAGCAAGATCCTATCAAGATATTGTACCTGTTGTACGTTCTATAAGAGAATCTGAGGTAGCTGGTGAGTTAGGTGTAGGTGAAGGTCAAAGAATGTTAGACACACAAGCCTTAGAACTAGCCTACAGAGATTTTGTTGAACAGAGAGAATATCCTTTTAGTGCTTTGAACTTTGCTATAGGTGCTTTGAAGGGTATACCTTTTGAAACTAGAGAGTTTGCTCTACAAAGAGGTGGTGAAGTAGTACAATCACCTAGTGTATATGGACAAACTATCGGTGGTTTAGGCACACTGTACAGTGCTTATAAGATGTTGAGTTAATTATGGTAGATTTAAGTAAAACAAATAAATTAGGTGCTAGTGAAACAGACCCAAAAGATTTACCTAACAATTTAGGTACACTAGCTTTATTTCCTCAAGCTGCACAGTTTGCAGAAACTTTAGTGCCTAAGACTGCTACTATATCTCCAGAAGAACAAGCCTTTTTATTCTTTACTAAAATGGCAGCAGAAGCATCTAAACCAGGAGCCACTGCTATAGGTGCTGCTGGTGAAGCTGGGCAAGATTTAGTTAAAACTAGAATAGCACAAAAAGCATTAGATAGTAAAAGAGCAGGTGATGTGGCTAGTGTTGCGAGTTCTATATTTAGTGCTATAAAGCCTAAAGTGGGAGCACCTAAGAGTGTTATAACTGATATAGCTACAGTAAATGGTCAACCTAAATTAAATGCTGCTGGTAAACAATTATATGTTTATACTAATTATGGTCCTAATGGTGAAATATTAGGAACTTTTGAAGCACCTAAGACTGATGCTAGTACAACTGTTAAATTAGGTGAAGACTCTTTAGAAAAAGAGTTTGGTAAGAATAAAGCAGATGAATTAAAAAGATTTTATAGTGGTGGTGGTCAAGGTCAAAATTTTGAACCAGGAGTACCAGGACAAGCAGTCAAAGCAGCAGACAACTTAACTAAAATACAAACGATTGAAGCTTTTCTATTGGACCCAGAAGTTACGACAGGTTATGGACAAACTTCAATTAATAAAGGTAAGCAACTCTTAAATAGAATAGGTCTTGGTGATTTTAATGAACAAGCAATAGGTAAAGCTCAATCTGCAGAAGCTTTAACTAGTCAAATGGTTTTAGAAAGTGTACAACAAATGAAAGGTGCACTTTCTGATAAAGAACTAACATTCTTGCAAGAGATGCAAGGATCTGTAAATAATACTAAAATAGCTAACTATTTAATTTTACTAGGTGCTAAACATGGTTTAAGGAAAAATTTAGAGTGGAATGATTTCTTTAAAAAATTTAAAGAAGATAGAAATCTTGACCCAGATTCTGGTCCTCAAGACATGGGTAATGATACTAAAAGTAACATAAAATTAGCTTTTGCATTAAAGAATAAATGGGAAAATTATGTAGTAAAAGATAGAGACAATATGTACGAGTTCTTAAAAAAAGACGCAGATAAATTTGTTAATGATTTAAAAGCACAAGGTAAAAGTGATGATGAAATTGCTACAGCTTATCAAAATAAATATACTTTTATGGATAAAGGTAAAAGAGTCAACTCTTTAGAATTAGTTGAGAGTATATTTAATAGGATTAATAGATAATGGCTGAAGAAAGCTTATTAGATAGAATACAAAAAAAAGTTATGGGTGCTCCTGATAAGGGTAATGTAACCACTTTTGATCCTGATGAAGAGTTTAAAGAATTTACCCCAAAAGAAGAAAAACCTGATAGTTATTTAGAATTATTAAATGATAAATTTAGTGGTGCTGCAGATTTTATAAGTAAAGTTCCATCAATTTTAAAAGAATTACCACCAGCAATACGCAGAGCAGCATTAGGCTTAGAAGTAGGTGAAGATGGAGTAGAAAGACCTAAGCAGTTAAAATATGATTACCCAGAGATGAGTGATGCACCTATGGATCTTTTTGAAAGTTTTGGTGAAGGTAATTTAAGAACATTAATGACTTCTGATACAAATGAAAAGATAGGTGTTATGGATAAAATTTTTGCTGATGACCCAAGATACGGCACTGAAGACAGAAGGACTGCTTTTAGTGATGGTATGGGTAATGCACTAATTTTTTGGAAAGGCAAACCTTACTATGTAAACAAACCAGGATTTTCAGAGATTGATTTTGATAGTTTACTTGCACAGTCTGTTTTATTTGCAGCAGCAGGAACTAGGGGAAATTTACCTTTAATGAAAAGGTTAGCATCAACAGGATTAAAAACTGGTATTATAGAAACAGGTAGACAACTTGCCACTAAA